AAAGTGCCAAATATGTCTAATCCTTCCAAAGTAAAGGCAGGAGAAGATGAGGAAGCAACTCTACTTACTGATGTAATGCCGCTTGACCATTTATTTGTCTGAAAGTTAAAAATTAACAACTTATCTGGAACAGCAGAAGATACAGACGCATAAGACCAAATTATTAACTTTCTTAATGGGTCTACGGCAACAGACATTGATGCTAATAAGCCTTCATCTACATCTTTGTAAAAATAACGATTTACTTTCTCATTTCCAATAGGAATTATTTGCTGACCATCGCAAGCATAAAATCCATCACTAGCTAAAAAGAACGATGTGCCGCCATATTGAATGATAGAGTTTGCCTCGTAACATCCTAAATTACGGCTAATATTATCAAACTGGAATACTAATGGGCTTCCAACATATGACATACGATGGATTGCTCGTTCTAAAAATACTAAGCCAAACTCGCCACCAGTTACACCAATAACTGAACCGCCATCAGGAATATCTTGGAAATCTGCCTGCGTTGTTGCGCTTGTAGTCCATGAACTTTCATCGCCCAAAGCCGACCATTGAACCCGATTTGGGTTGTCTGAGCCTACATACCCAGAAACAACAAAGTCCCGAACAATGGTTACATAGCGTGATTTTGGGGCATCTGCCGCTAAATCTTGAAATGTAGCAGAGGAATTAAGGTTATACCCTTGTAACCGATTCCCACCGTTTGCAGCAATAATTACATTTCCAAACTGTGTAAATCTCCAACGCTGATCTGTTGGCGTTGTGTATACAAAGGTTACTGTGCCTGTATCTGCTCCGCTAGTAATGTTTGTGCCAGCATTTGAATAAGTAAATGTCGTTGTGGTTGGAACAGTTAGTATGCTAAAAGTGCCGTTTACGCTTGTATTTGTTACTGCTGCTATTGTTACCACATCACCAATAGAGTACCCATGAGCAGCAGATGTTGTGATTGTTGTAATATTTGTAGTTCTTGCAACAGTCGTAATTGTACGACTTGCCTTAGAAACATTATCCAAGGACAGGTCTGTAGCATCCAATTTAAATAGCTTTGTTGCCCCACCAGCAAACACCAATGTAGCGCCATTAACTGTCTTGCCAGCTACTAAATTGTTTAGATTTTCTGATGCTGATGCAGAATAATCTACTGCTGACTGAATTGGGCCATAACCTATGGCTTGCGGAAAGACATTTTCAGCCTTTTGCAGTCCATTAGTAATGCCTGGCTGGTCTGGTGTCCATTCGCCAAACGAAACTCTACTTATTGCCATGTCTGATTCCCAATAGATTTATCTGTCCAATTAGTATTATTTGCAGGTACATTATCCCAGCTTGCTGATCCACTACTAGCGTCTGCCCAAATATCTTCGGCAGGTGTTTCTGGTGTCCAGCTTTCTGTTCCGGCAGTTTCGTCAATCCACTCATCGCCCAATATGCGGCCAAGGCAAACTACTGTAGCATTACCATTTATTGAGCCAGTTGCAGAATACACAGCTATTGCTTGTGCCTCTACTGTAGCCTCGCAATCTACAAAGGCAACGCCACTATATTCAACACCGCCAAGAGCTGTAACCGTTGCTATGCCGTTTATTTGACCTGAGTTAGTGCGTAGCCTTACCGCATCTGCTGCAACCGTTCCTGAGCCTGTTATAGAGCCTGCAAACAGCCTTATACGCTGATATTGTGCCGATAATGAGCCTGTGCCAGTAATTGACCCGTTAGCAGACCGAATTGCGTACGCATTTGCGCTTACTGTGCCAAAGCCTGTAACTGTTCCTGCGCCTACTAAAACTCGTATCCCTTGAGCTGCAACTGTAGCGTTTCCTGAGATGTTGCCACTAGCGTTGCGAACAGCATAGCCATTAGCATTTACAGATCCTTGCGCTGATATTTGACCTGCGCCAACTAGAGTTCTAATGCCTGCTGCACTTACTGTGCCAACTGCGTTTATTGATCCTACTGCGTTTCTTACAGCATAAGCATTAGCGTTTACATTGCCATTTCCAGCAATAGCGCCATCAGCGTAACGGATACAGGTATCTGCTGAGTTCCAAATTGGGTCATCAAAGCTAACATTTATCTGCTCTAGTGTGCCAAAGAGATCAATGTTGTCTATTGTGAACGGGCCACAATAATCGGCAGGCATTATTCATTACGCCAAAGTGACGGTCAGGCTACCAGAAGCAATCTTAAAAATATCGCCATTATCAATTGCTTTAGATGTGTCTAAGGCAGTATGGTACAAAAGGTTGCCAGTTGTCTGTGCATCCCAAATGCCGATCCAGCCAATCGTTCCCCAGTTTGCTGTAGCTTGTGGGAAAGTAATGTCAGCAGTCGTTGTGGATACACCATTGCTAGGTGCGCCAAAAGTAGCCGCCTGGCGAATGTATGAACCACCACTAACTTCTGTGCCTGTACCGGCATCAGTAGGATCAGCAGTATGCAAACTGACATATACGGCTGCTGGGGCAGTAAAAGTAGTAGCTCGTAATGTGCCGTTAATAATTGCATTTTCAAGGTAGTTTGAGATTTCAGCCATGATAGTCCTATCGTGAGGTAAGTTTCATTTGTAAGGGAATACCCGAATACTCGCCACCTTGGTCTGCATCGGAAATGTTTTTAATTGCTCTGTCGTACAGGGTTGCCCATGTGCCAGACCTTGCATCGTTAATTAAGTAAGGCTCTGCCTCAAGCAATGCGCCATATAGCAAGGCATCAGGATAGTTAGCCAAAAACACATTAGATGGGTTTGAGCTAGACAATACTGGAGGCTTTGCGTAGTACAGAATCTCTAATGTATAAGCTGCATCTGGAGCTGGGGCAAACTGAAACTCTGCTGCCAATACTGTATAAAACACAGGCAAGCCAGACTGATCTGCCCTAGCATCTCTTGTAAAGGCGCTAGGTGACAGATAAGTTACTGGCATCCGAGGGTTTCCCTGCGTAAACAGGTCACGAATCTCTAAAAAGTCAGTAGGCAAAGCCACTCGTGCATCTGCCGCAATCATAGGCGCTGTGGCCGATTTCAGCATTAAGCGAGTGCGTAGTTCTCTTGCCAGGCGTGTTTCTGCAAAGCGAATAAAGTCAGGGATTACCGCAGACAAATCACTTCGCCCTAAGTAACTAGCGACTGATGCCTGCAAATCCGTGTAATTTGTGTAAGCCATTTTTAGTCCTTAATGTCATCCCACCCATAGGTGTATGAACCGACATGGCCTATCTCCATAGATAAGTCATGGTCTACCCATGTGTCTATCCCTGCATCTTTTGCTTTTATACAAAAGTAAATATCTTCGCCTAACAACTTGCCCTTCAATAACTGTTCAAAGTAGAAGTAAGGCTGTGGGATATTCTTTAAACATGAGGTCTTAATCAACATCACGCCACAACCAATTGCATCTACCTTGCCGATTCCTTTTTCCTTATTGGAAAATACTTCTAGCCAATCTACGCTGCCATCTTCATTTATCTGAATATTCCTAGCCGTAGGCTTAGGCGGCATCATTCTGGTAGTAGCGTTTACGCCTATTATATCTTTGTTATGTGCTAAAAGGCGCTCTAATGTGGTCTTAGGAAAGCGCATATCTGCGTCTATAAACAAGATGTAATCGCACTTTTCCTCTACTGCTGTACGCACTAGGCTATTGCGCTGGTCAAATATCAGCGTACCTTGCGAGGTAAAAACACTTAAATCAATTTGCTTCTTTGATGTCATATAAGCTGACATGATTGCTAGATCAAATGCTGTTGTAACCTCCATCTGACCTCGTGCTGGGATGCAAATAGCAACTTTCATACATTGCCTCCCCGTGTGCGAAATACCCTGTTATCAGGGTTATTTAGCCATTTAGCCATCGCTTTAGGGTCAACAATAAAATAGCCACGCATAATGCCCAGCTTGTTTAAATCTTCAATTACCAATGGCGGTAGTTCCGCTATCTTGTTTCTAGGGTCTAGTGGCTGATCGCCCCATCCCGTCTTTTCACTACGATTATTAAACTGTTGTTTTGTATGTTCTACAAAATCAGTCATATCCGTTTCTGAATGAATAATAAGGCCACCCTCACCGTCAGCATGGGCTGTCTTTATTATTCCATCAACACTACCTAAATTACCTCGTTTACCGAGATCAGACATTTATATCTCCTAGAAAGGGGGCGAGTTTCCCCACCCCCTATTCTACATTACTACTAGGCGGTTAAGTCAAATGCACCACCGTGTGCAGCTTCGTTGCGAACTTCCAGGGTCAATTCGGCCAAGATTTGGGTCTTGTCGCTATCGCCAGCTTTTGCGAGTTCATTCGTTTGGAATGGGCGCAGATAAGCCAATGCTGCGTACTCAGGATCGAGTACGAGTGCATCACGGGTACGCATGAAACGGTTAGGAACGATCTGCAATACACCAAAGTCGGACTGATACAGATCAGCGCCAGCTAGGATGGTTGCTTGACCGCTTGTTGGCACTTGATAACGCTGTGCAGCAAGACCAGCAAAGCCTGAAACAACTTGCTTGAGAGCTGGGCTAACAAACAAAGCTGATGGTGTGCCGCCAGAAACGAACACTTTAGAGATAACATCCTTGAGGATGGTTTCTGTGAAAGTGCGTGTTGAGCCGTCTGTACGGGTAGAAACACCGATAGTCGTAGGATCAACGCCAGTTACGGATGTACCGTTCTTGCTGGTGTTGGTCTTGATGTACGACAGGAGTGAACCCATCTTACGGGCTGTTGAGTTGCTTGTACCAACTGCTTGACCTTGGTTAGCGGTGATGATGGTTTCGATATCACGCTTGATTTCAGCAGATGCCTTAGCCAACTGATAAGCCTTCTCAGACTTACGGCCAGCCTTGTCAACAGCTTCCAAAGTGCCGGAAACCTGAATGGTCTTACCTACGATTTGTGTGTAGTTACCAATACGGGTTGTTGGGCTGAGGTCAGCAGCAGAAGCGTCTGCACCTTCTACCAATGCGTTAGCAGTAGTAGATGCTGCGAGGCTATCAGTCTGCCACTCATGGTAAACACCAGTAGCCTTGGTTTTGCCAATCGATGACATGATTGGGGTATCGGTTGGGGAGATGTTATAGATAACATCAGAGAGATCTTCACGAGCGCCTACTGCCTCGTAGCGATTATAAATAGCCATGATTTAATTCCTTTAAATTATAAAAATCGTTCAAATAACCTTGCAGCGTCTTTCTTATTGCCGGATTGGCGCAAGCGCTCAAAGTCTTTCTTCTTTGCTTCTGTTTCGGAACTCTTAGGGTTAGATGTTCCTGGCTTCAATGTCTTTGGTGCTGACTGCACTTTCTTATGTGCGCCTGGCTTCCCAGCCACTAGCTTGTCATACATCATCGACTTATAGAGCGCTGACACAGCTCGGCTATCGTAAACTTGGCTAAGTTCTTGATCCGAGAATCCAATGGATTTGGCATAAGACCGAATATCCCTACGGATTACTTCGGCTTTAGCTTCATCCTTAAACTCAGGAATCAACTCTACTAGCTTTTGTTGCTCTTGCTGAATATGCGATTGCAATACTTGGGTCTGTTGTTGGGCCTGTTCTTGCTGTACTCGCTGTCTTTCAGCTTGGATAGCGCTGAGTTGCTTCTCCTTCTCACTACGATCTGCTATGGCTAGTGCATACGCAATAGGGTCATTCTCTCTGAGTTCAGCTAGGTTCTCAGTTCCCGACTGCTGTTGTAGCAACTGCTCAATAACTTGGAGTCGTTGTGCATAGGTATCACGCACTCTGGCTGTTTCCTCAATCTTACTGCGCTCTGCCTCTATGGCCTTGCGCTGTTCCGCTAAAGATTGAGTCTTTTTCTGATAATCGGCAGTCCGACTGTATCCGTTCAGAAGCTCATCAAGGCTTACCTCCAATTCTTCACCGTTAGCTTTCACTCGGTATTTGGGAGATTCCTCTACTTCTTCTTCATAAGACTCAGTTTCTTCCGCACTTAAATCCGATTGCTCGAACTCGCCTTCATCTGCATATTCCGCAGAATCATCGCTTGCACGAACTTCTGGGTCAGCTTGCGCTTCCTCGTTTCGTGGCTCAAGAATAGACATAAATGCGTTAGCCGCACCGTTTACAGATGTATCTACACTCCCTGATGGGTTGGTGTTGTCGCTCATGTTGTTTACCTTTTAGGTAGTTAAAAAAACCGTATACGCCTCTTATCAATTTCGCTTTGCTGCACGAGTGATTGTAATGACGCTTCAAATTCTTCGATTGCTCTCAGCTTAATTAAGGCTCGTTCTCTGCCTTCTACATCTTCTTCTGCTGATCCAAAAATATAAGACTTGTACAAGTCCTTCTGAGCCTCTACTAACTCCATAAAGAACTCATCCATCAAATAATTATTGGCTCTTTCTGCCTTGTTCATTGCATACCCTTGGCTACCATTTCAGCCGTCTTTAACTGTGTTTCTGCTTGAAACTTTGCAGCTTGTAAGTCTAACTGTGCCGCAGCCTTCTCACGCTCTAGCTGGATCTCAGCGATGGCTTTTTCTCTAGCCAATTGAATGTCTGCCTGAGCCATAACTTGATCTGCTTCAATCTTGGCTTGGATCTTGGCTTGATCGCCTTGGATCTGCGCTTGAACCTGTTGCATATAAGCCATTGTTGCTGGGTCTTGCTGTGGCTGTTGTGGAGGAGGATTAGACAACATCTGATCCATCTCAGGGGTAATCTCTTTAAAGAACTCGGTAGAGTCCTTAAACCCTGCTGCCTCAATAAACCGACCTAGTGTTTCCCGATACTGAGCAACGGATACCAATGGGTTTGCTGGGCCTTGCGTCTGCAAAATCTGCTCTTGCTTCTGCAATACCATAGCTGCCATAGCCATCTGCTGATCTTT